CTAAGATTCGTAGGCTACGCTGCGGTCATGCCATCGTGGCGGCAGGTTTTCGGGTTGGGCGGGCAGGCCCCGGAGCGGTTCGTCGCCCCCGACCCGTCTGCCCGGTTCGCCCTGAGCTTGGCTGCTGCGTTGGAGTCGGCACTGTCGGGGCAGGGTGTGGCTACCCGGGTGTCGCGGGCCGAGGCGCTGCAGGTGGGTGCGGTGGTCCGCGCGCGGAATCTGATTGCCGGGACGCTGGCCACCCTTCCGGTGGAGATGATCGCCCCGGGGAAGCGGCCACTTGACTGGCCGCTGTTCGCGCAGCCCGACCCGGACGTGGCCAAATCGGTGGTGTTGGCGTACACGTTCGAAGACCTCCTGTTCGAGGGTGAGGCGTGGTGGCGGGTGATCGAGCGCGGTCCGGGTAATTGGCCGACCCGGGCTCAGCATGTGCCGTGGGGCAGCGTCCATGTGGGCGGCGGCGCCGGTTTGCCGTCGGTGCAGCGGATCACCCCGGACCAGTCGGACCCCCGCGACGGTGACGTGTTCATAGACGGCATGCTCGTCCCTGACATTGACGTCATCCACTTCTTGTCACCGAACCCGCCGCTGCTGGTGCACGCGGCCCGGGCGATCCGCACCGCGCTGGTGTTGGAGCAGACGGTGGAGATGTACACGCGGGAGCCGCAGCCGCTCGGCTATTTCAAGAAGCGGGAGGGTGTGGACTCGCCATCGGACCTGGATATCCAGAAGATCATCGACGATTGGGATGAGGCGCGGCGTCGGAAGGCGTGGGGGTACGCGGGCGGGCTTGAGCCGGTGCCGCTGTCCTGGAATCCGCAGCAGATGGAGTTGGTGGGGCAGCGCCGGGAGGCGGTCCTCGAGATCGCCCGTCACGCCGGTGTGGACCCTGAAGACTTCGGGGTGAGCACCACCAGCCGCACGTACGCCAATATTGAGCAGCGTCGACAGGACAAACTCGCTTTCACGTTGGGCGCGTACGTGTCCGCGTTCCAAGATCGGCTGTCGATGCAGGATGTGGCCCCGCCGCGGCATCATGCGCGGGTCAACTTCGGGGGCTTCCTTCGGACCGACACGCTGGGCCGCTACCAGGCGTACGAGATCGGGACTCGGGTCGGTGCGATCACCGAGGATGAGATCCGCGCCCTCGAGGATCGGCCGCCGTTGACGCCGGCTCAGAAGGCCCGCAAGGACACGTTGGCGGGTGTGGCGCCGGCGAGCATGCCGGATCGGGGCGGTAGCGGCACGGGAGGGACCCCCGCAATGGGTATGAGCAACGGCCGGCACGGCGAGGTGCCCGAGCTGGCCCCGATCAAGTTCGATGCCGAGGACGGGGTGACCCGTGTCCGGTTCGATACCCCGGAGGTCTCCGAAACCTTCCGGGTGAACGTCGAGAAGCGCACGATCTCAGGTCTGGCGGTTCCGTGGGGCAAGGTTGCCCGTTCAGGGTTCGCAAAGTGGCGGTTCGCTGAAGGATCGCTGCGCTGGTCGACTGAGGCCAGGGTGAAACTCAACCTGCACCACGACTTCCGTGAGGTCGTCGGTCATGCGATGCGACTGCAGTCGACCAGCCGTGGACTGGACACGACGTTCAAGGTCGGCGAAGGGCCGGAGGAGGATCGGGCGCTGCGTAAGGCCCGGGATGGCAGCTGGGACGGCTTCAGCATCGAGGTGGACTTCGACGACGAGGTGGGCGACAGCTGGCAGCCCGACCCGTCTGACGAGTCGGTACGGCTGGTGCGGCAGGCCACGCTACGCGGTGTTGCCCTGACGGGCATGCCCGCATTCGACGACGCGCGGGTCTCCGCGGTCGCAGCGACACGCAAAGGAGTTTCGATGAAGTGCAGCAAGTGCGGTCGCGACCACGCGCCCGAGGTGGCATGCACGGCCGCCAACCCAACCACGCAGTTCGACCTGGACGCGTACGTGACCAAGGTCGGCGAGTCGATGGCCGCCAGCCACAAGCAACTGGTTGAGGGGCTGACCGCATCGATCGGCGAGTCCGTCTCGGCCGGGATCAAGGCGGCGCTGGAGGACATCACCAGTCCGCAGGACGGGCCGCAGCCGGTGCGCGCCTCGCGGTTCGTGGTGACCCGGGAGGCGCCGGTGTACCTGCTCAACGGGGGCGGGCCGAGCCTGTGCCGCGACGCGTGGAACGCGCAGATGCACCGCGACGAGGAAGCCATGGCCCGGGTGCGGAAGTTCCGCGCGCAGACCGAGGACATGGCCAAGGTAGCGCACCAGCGGCTGCGGTATGCAATGGACACCGCTGGGGCACAGTTCACCACCGGCACGACCGGGAACCTGTCCGAGGTGATCCCGCCCGGGTACCGGCCGGATCTGTTCGTCCCGGAGCTGGCGCAGGGCCGGCCTCTGGTTGGCGCCCTGTCCCGCGGGACGTTGGTCAACGCGACCCCGTTCGTGGTGCCGGTCTTCGCGTCGGCTACCACCGCGGCCGCCGACCATGTGGAGGGCACCAACCCGACCGATGGCACCCTGGCGATGGGCACCACCACGGTCACCCCCGGTGCGATCTCGGGTCTGCTGAAGCTGACCCGGGAGATCGTCGATTCGAGCAACCCGGCGATCGACCAGATCGCCCTGCAGGCGATGCGTGAGTCGTACTCGCAGCAGACCGAGGCGAAGGTGTTCACCGCGTTGAACGACGACACCACCGGGACGGGTGGCACCATCACCTCCGGGTTCGTGCCCTCCGGGGCGCAGGGATCTACCGTGGATGTCACCACCGACGACAACGGGGCGATTCTGGTGCGGCACCTGCGGGCTCGCCTGGCCGCGTACCCGTTCGCCCGGTTCGGAGCGCCCACGACGGGGCTGCTCAACCAGGAGGCCACCAGCTTGCTGGCCACCGCCGTGGACGACGTCGGGCGCCCGCTACTGCCCTCGATCGGCGCCCAGAACAGTGCAGGGCTCGGCAATGCGGTCGCCCAGGGTTGGATGATCGACGGGCTGCCGTTCGTGCCTGCTTGGTCGATGTCGGGGACGGCCGACGCGGACACGAAGGCGCTGATCATGGCAAGGCCGGATGCGTGGGCGTGGGAGTCGCCGGTGCTGACGTTCCGGTTCGAGGAGCGGTCGGGCCCGGCGGTGATCGACCTGGCGCTGTTTGGCTACTTCGCGACGCATGTGCTGCGGCCGGTGGGCCTGTCCGGGGTGCGGATCACCGACGACGTGGCGCCGTAGGGGATCTTGGCATGGTAATCCGGGCGGGCGGTTGGATTGACCGCGGCGACGGCAAAGGTTGGGTGCTCGACGTGCCCGACCCGCCCGCCGCTGCCACAGTGCCCGCCCCGGCTGCCGTGGACCCGGCGGCCGGCTCGGCCGCCGGCGGCCTACCCGCGGGCGCCGACGACGACCCGCACAGCCCACCCGCGGTCGTACGGCAGCCGGAGCGGGCCGGCTGCCCCGACTGCGGCAAAGACGTGGCGGTCAACAAGGACGGGTCCCTGCGGAAGCACACGTGCGTCCTGGACGCACCACCGCCGCAGGTGACTTTCGACGACGGAGAGGAGTAGGGCCGTGGCGGCTCTCACAGTGCAGGACGCCCGTCTGGGGAATGGGAACGTCACGTTCGCGGCCGCGGCCGAGACCGGTGACACGGTAACCCCGGGTGGGGTCAACGCCGGCGGCTGGTCGCTCGGCGCGGTGCTGATCGTGGTCAACGGGTCAGCAGTGCCTTCGGAGATCACCGTGACGGGCATGCCCGCCGCGGTGAACGTGTTGGCCGGTGACACCGCCGTGATCCCGCTCAAGGGTGGCGGGGTGCACGGGAAGACGATCTCGATCGCGTACGAAAATCACGAGACGATCACCGTCGCCGCGGTGCGGCTCTGGTAACGCGGAGGTGCGGCGGTGGCGTGGAAGCCGGACTATGCCGTCCTGAACGACCTCAAGGGGTTCATGCGAATCCCCCTGGAAGACACCCAGGATGACGCCGAGCTGGCCCGCGCCATCACCGCCTCATCCCGGGCGGTTGACAAGCACTGCTACCGGCAGTTCGGGCTGGTCGCCGCAGAGGCCCGCCGGTACACCGCCCGCTGGCACACGCTGCTGGGCCGGTGGGTGATCGACATCGACGACCTGATGTCAACCGCCGGCGTGGTGGTGACCGTCGAGGCCGGGACGATCACCGAATACGACCTGATCCCGCTCAACGCCGCGCAGGAGGGCCGGCCGTGGGAGCGGCTGGAAGTGCTGCCGACCTCCGCGGTGCAGCCAACCTGCAAACGGGGCGGGGTGGACATGACCGCACCGTGGGGGTGGACTGCGTTCCCGGTGGAGGTGGTGGAGGGGACCCTGCTGCAGTCGTCACGGTTCGAAGCCCGCCGTAACTCCCCGTTCGGGGTAGCCGGTTCCCCGGAGACCGGTAGCGAGTTGCGGCTGCTGTCGCGGCTTGACCCGGACGTGGGTGTGTCCCTGTCGGACCTGATCAGGCGGGTGGCCCGGTGAACCTCGCCGACGTGATGGACCAGGTGGCCGACCGCCTCGACACGATCTCCGGGCTGCGGACGTTTGCCTACCCGGCCGATTCGGTGGTCCCGCCGGTGGCGGTGGTCGGCTACCCGGAGCAGATCGTCTTCGACGCGACGTACGGCCGCGGGTCCGACCAGATCAGCCTGCCGGTGTGGGTGCTGGTCGGCAAGGTGTCCGCCCGGTCGACCCGTGACCTGATCGCCCCGTACGCCGCCGGGTCCGGCCCGTCATCCGTCAAGGAAGTGTTGGAATCCGGCGACTACACCGCCTTCGACTCGCTGCAGGTGACCGTCGTCGAATTCGACGTGCTCAAGGTCGCGGGCGGCGACTTCTTGGCAGCCGGATTCAATTTGGACATTGCAGGGAAGGGGCACTGATGGGGCTCACAACCAGGATCACAACCAGGATCGAGGCCACCCTAACCAACGCGCTCGACTTGGCCACCGGGACGGTCCCGCTTGATCTGTTGAAGCGGCTGGACTGGGCATCCGGGGTGGGCGCGAACGCCGCCGACAAGATCTTCCACGACCGGCGGACCCTGGCCGCCTCGGCAACGGAAGACCTGGACCTGGCCGGGTCGCTGGTCGACGCCTACGGGGCGACGATCACCTTCGCCCGGATCAAGGCGATCCTGGTGGTCGCCGCCGCTGCGAACACCAACAACGTGAACGTGATCCGCGAGGGCACCAACGGGGTGCCGCTGTTCCTCGCCCTGGCCGATGGCATCCCCGTCCGCCCCGGTGGGCTGTTCCTGTGGGTGGCGCCGGACGCTACCGCGGTGGCGGTCACTGCCGGCACCGGTGATCTGCTCACATTCACCAACTCCGCCGCCGGCACCGGGGTCACATACGACGTCGTGATCATCGGCGCGAGCACATAGGAGGGGACCCGATGGGTCAGGTACACGGCAAGCACACGGTCGTCCTCCTGGGCGGGACAGACATCTCCGCGCACACCAACACTTCGAGCCTGCCGCGCACGAAGGATTCGCACGACTCGACCACCTACGGCAAAGACTCCCACGTGTTCTCCGGCGGCCTGCGCAACGCGACCGCCACGATCGGCGGGCTGTACGACAGCGATACCAGCACCGGTCCCCGGGCTGTGATCCTCCCGCTGTGGGAGTCCGACGACAACACCACGCTGACCATCCGGCACGAGGGCACCGGTTCCGGGCTGCCGCAGGACTCGGTGTCGGTGGTGGTCACCGGCTACACGCAGACCTCGCCGGTGGCGGGCATGGTGACGTGGGAGGCCACCTTCCAGTGTTCGGACGACATCGACGACACCGTGCAGGCGTAGGAGGCCCGTGATGACCACTTCCAAGTACGGGGAAGACCTCAAGGAAGCCCTGTTCAAGGCAAGGCTGCCCGAGGATGACGTCGAGGTCCCCGGGGTGGGCACCGTCCGGGTGCGTGGGCTGTCCCGGGCCGAGGTGATGCTCATGCGTAAGGCCACCGACACGGAGGCGATGGACGGGTCGCGCGCCCTGATCCTCGAGCGGAAGATGCTCGCGCTCGGGATGGTCGACCCGCAGCTGACCGAGGCCGAGGCCGGCCAGTGGCAGCATGCATCCGCCGCCGGCGAGCTTGACCTGGTGTCGGACCGGATCGCCGAGCTGTCCGGGATGGCCGAGGGCGCCCCCAAAAGCGGCCTACCTGGAGATGGAGACGGACCCGGACCTGGAGTTTGAGCACTACCTGGCGGGCAAGCTTGGCATGCTGGTCGCCGACCTGCGGCAGCGGATCGGGCAACTGGAGTACATGCACTGGCAGATCTACTATGGACGCAAGGCCCAGCGTGAGGAGCTGGAGCTGGCTAAGGCCAGGGGAGGGGGTGCGTGATGGGCACGGTCGACCCGATCAAGATTGAGGGCCTGACCACCTTCGTGCGTAACCTTCGCAAGCTTGACTCCGACCTGCCGAAGGCGCTGCGGGTCAGCTTCAACACCGCGGCGGACCTGGTGGTCGACTACGCCCGGCCGCGGGTCCCATCCCGGTCGGGCAAGGCACGCCGGTCGGTCAAAGCCCGCTCAACCCGTGAGACGGTACGGGTTGTAGGCGGATCACGCACCGTCCCCTACTATCCGTGGCTCGACTTCGGCGGAGCAGTCGGCAAGGGGCGCTCGGTCACGCGGCCGTTCATCAAAGAGGGCCGCTACATCTACGCCGGCTATTTCGCCCGGCGCGCCCAGGTCGAGGAGGGCATGGTCGAGGCGCTGCTAGACGTGGCCCGCGCGGCTGGAGTCGAGGTCTCCGATGGCTAGTAAGCCGCAGGTCACGCTGACTTTCGGCGGCGACTCCGCCAAGCTGGAGCAGGCGTTCGACAACGTGGGCTCCGCCGCCAACAAGATGGAGGGCAAGGTCGACGACGCCGGTAAGGGCTTCGACCGGGTTGGTGAGGCCGCGGATGCGGTGGACACCAAGGCGATGGGCTTCCGCGACACGATGACCGGTGTTCAGGACACCATGGGCGGCGTGTCACAGATCGCCAAGGGTGACCTGTTCGATGGGTTCTTGACCCTCGGCGCCGGGGTGGGTGATCTGGGTTCCGGCCTGTTCAACTTCTTGGTCCCCAGCTTGAAGTCCGCGGTTGGCTGGTTGGGGCAGACGAAAGTGGGCATGCTCGCGCAGGCCGCAGCGGCGAAGGTGGTCACCGCCGCGCAGTGGTTGTGGAACATCGCCATGTCCGCCAACCCGATCATGATCGTGGTCCTGGCCGTGATCGCGTTGATCGCGATCATCGTGGTGGTCGCCACGAAGACCCAGTTCTTCCAGAAGCTGTGGCACGCCATCTGGTCCAAGATCGGCGACCCCGTGAAGGCCGTGTGGAACTGGATCCGCAGCAACTGGCAGAAGCTGCCGGAGTTCATCACTAAGCCGATCGGGGCTGCTGTCAACTGGGTGGTCCGCAGCTTCAACCGGATCAAGGACGTCGTGTTCGGGGTCCGCGACGCGGTCCGCAACGCGTTCCGCTCGGCGTTCAACTTCGTCGCCAGCGCGTGGAACAACACCATCGGCCGGCTGTCGTGGACGGTGCCGCGTTGGGTGCCGTTCATCGGCGGGAACACCCTGTCCGCCCCGCAGATCCCCTACTTTCATTCCGGCGGGGTTATGCCCGGCGCTCCGGGCACCGAGGGCCTGGCTATCCTCCAGGCAGGTGAGCGGGTCACCCCGGCCGGCGGGCGTGACCGCCTCGTCTTGGAGGTGCATTCCGGTGGTTCGCGGCTCGACGACCTTCTTGTTGAGATCATCGCTGGTGCTGTCCGTGATCGTGGCGGCGATGTTGGGCTCGTCCTCGGCGGTCGACGTGGCTAAACAGGACGTGACTGTCGAACTGTTCTACAGTGGGGTATGGAATGAGGTTCCGGACGCGGTCTACGTCCGCGACCCGATCACCATCACCTGCGGTGACGCCGATGAGGCGGGGCAGCCGCCGCCGGCCTCCGCCCGGCTGACCCTGGCCGGTCACACCTACTTTCCCGGTAACGTCACCTCGCCGCTGTACGGGCTGATCGGCCGCTACACCCCGATCAGGATCACTGTGGACACCGATCAGCGGTTTATCGGCGAGGTGGCCAGCTGGACTCCGCGGATGTCCACCGACCTGAACGACACGTGGGTCCTGGTCAAGGCGTTCGGGATCTCCCACCGACTGGAGCAGGGCCAGGACCCGCTGGAGTCCACCATCCGCCGGTTCGTGGATCAGAACAGCCCGACGGCGTACTGGCCGTTGGACGACCCAATTGGGTCGACTTCGGCGCGCGGTCTACCCGGCAACCCGATCTCCATCGACGTTTTGGGCAGCGTCGCGCAGTTCGGAAAGGGTTTCCTGGCGCCGTGGCTGCCCGCGGGCATGCTCGGCGGCAACATCGACGACGCGCAGATGGCTACCCGAGTGTCCGGGCCTTCCGGCGGATTCACCATCGACTTCAGCTTCAGGGCGCCAGCACCGGGCGGGTGGGGCGAGGAAGAACCACAGTTCTTCTGGGTTAGCGTAGTCGCCGATGATCGCACTTACAGAGTGCTCGTCGCGCCCGACCTGTCCGACCTGGAGATGCAGGTCAGCTTGAATATCAGCCCGTTTACCACCTTTGGGATCATCTCCGACGACTTCGGCAACCTGCTGGACGGGCAGCTGCACCACATCCGCATGCGGGTCACCGAGGTGGCCGGGGACGACGTCACCCTCACCGGATGGATCGACGGGAACCAGATCGCCACGGGCACCGTGGACATCGGTACGGCGAGCATCGGCGCGCCAGAGGTGATCGGGTTTGGCTGGTTCCAAAACCCGCCCTGGACGCTGCCGAACAGTGTGGGGCACCTGGCCCTGTGGGATCCACCGCCACCGTTGCTGGCCTCCACCGTCGCCGCCTACTCGGGCCACACCGGGGAGCCGGCCGGAGAGCGGATCGAGCGGCTATGCGACGAGGAAGGCGTCGCGTTCGTCAGCTCGGGGGACCTGGGGGACACGCAGGCGTTGGGCCCGCAGTACCCCGACGGGTTCCTCAAGATCTTGCGGGAGGCCGCCGACGCCGATCTGGGCATCCTCCACGACGCGCGCACGTCCGCCGCCCTGCGGTATGTCACCGGCCGCAGCCTCTACAGCCAGCTGGCGGTGATGGCCCCTTCCTTCGTCGCGAACGAGGTCGCCCCGGCACTCGACCCGACCCTGGACGACCAGTCGACCCGCAACGACGTCACCGTGTCCAACCGCCTGTCCGGGGCTTCTGAGCGGGCGGTCGACGCGGCCAGCGTCGCGGCAATCGGCAGGGTCGGCGGCCGCCTGCCTGACCCGCTCAACCTGGCGGCCGACGGTTTCCTGGCCGCGCAGGCAGCCTGGCGGCTGCACCTGGGCACCAACGCCGACCTGCGCGTTCCGCAGCTGGTCATCGACCTGGTGGCCGCGCCCACCCTGTTCGGCGCGGTCGAGGACATCCAACCCGGTTCCCGGGTGGTGCAGAATGGCCTGCCGGACACGATCAACGCGGACACGGTTCACCTGCTCGTCCGCGGGTGGAGTGAGCAGATCGGCTCGCACACCCGTAAGGTCACGTTCCTGTGCGTGCCGGAGAGCCCGTACCGCATCGCCGAGGTCGAACACATCGACCTCGGCATGCTCCTGTCCGACAGTGCATTCCGCCAGGCGTCGCTCAGCAGCGATGGGACGTCGGTGACGATCAGCCTGGGCGCCGGACCGGACTGGGTGCACGAGGAAGACTTCGACATTCTGCTTGGCGGGGAGCGGATGACCGTCACCGCGCTGGCCGCCGCGTCCGGGACGTTTCCCAACCGGACCCAGTTGGCCACGGTGGTCCGCAGCGTCAACGGCATCGTGAAGACGCATGCCGGCGGTGGCATCCCGTTCACGTTCCTCCACCCCTCCTACACCGGATTGTGAGGTCACCATGTCCAGTGCAGGGCAGCTGCTGGTAGCCGGGCGCATCCCCGGTGAGCTGATCGGGCTCGCCACGCCGGTCACCGCCGACTCGTCGGTGTTCACCACCACCGAAACCTCCGTGGCCACGCGGACCGTGCCGCTGGTCTCCGGGCGCACCTACCGGGTCCGGTTCACCGGCGGCTGGAACAGCACGGTGCTCGGCGACGCGGTCACCGCCCGGCTGCGGGAGGACTCGGTGACCGGCACGCAGATCGACGCGAACACGGTGCTCACCACCCTGGTCTCAAGTCTCCGCGGGGTGAAAGGGAACCTGGAAGCCCGGTACACGGCCACCTCGACGGCGAACAAGACGTTCGCGGCCACCGGGCAGCGGGAGGCCGGCACCGGCCAGTGCCGGCTAGCCGCGGGCACCAACCGCCCGGCCATCCTCGAAGTGCTCTACGAAAGTGGCTGAGCTACCGCCAGCGGCCGGTCACGTCCTGGTCGCCGCCAAGCCACAGCGCCAGCAGCACCGCGGACAGCACCACGGCCACGATCAGCGTGTCGGTCCACCGCCAGCGGGGAATCGGCTCGTACACAACCGGCAGTGTCCACCCGCGCACCCGCGACCGCAACCCGAACAGTAGAGGCTGAGACCAGGAGGGCTGACCGTGGGGATAGAGGGCGTGGACTACAGCTGGGGGCGCCCCGACGTCCGTGAGCTGTTCCGGTTGGGCAAGCGGTTCATCATCCGGTACGTCAGCTTCGACCGGACCGGGAAGAACCTCAACAAGTCCGAGGCCGACAAGGCGATCGCCGCCGGGCTGAGCATCGTCACGAACTGGGAGTGGGACGCCCGCGACCAGCTCGGCGGCCGCACGAAGGGCGTCGAGCATGCCAGGGAGGCTGACCGGCTGCACCGGGCCGCCGGCGGACCGGCCGGCCGGCCGATCTACTTCTCTACCGACTTCGACGCCAGCACGGCGCAGCTGGCCACCTGCTACGCCTACCTGGAAGGCGCCGCCTCGGTGCTCGGCTGGGGACGGGTCGGGGTGTACGGTTCCCGCCGCACCATCGACTACATGGCCGCCCGCGGGGTGCGGTGGCTGTGGCAGACGTACGCCTGGTCCGGGTTCTCACCGCTGTCCGGGCGCTTCGACGAGGACAACTCCCGGTGGCACAGCGCGGCTAACATCCACCAGTACAACAACGGCGTCCGGCTCGCGGGGGCGGACGTAGATCTGTGTCGGTCGATGGTGGCCGACTTCGGACAGTGGGGAGTAGAGGACATGGAAGCAAGCGATCGGTTGGGTGTTCCGAGCTGGATCAGGGACAACTGGCCTACCTTGGGTGAGACCATTTCGGTCGAGACCGCGCTCGTGAGCGGCTACGGGCACTCGCGCTCCGGCAAGGACGAGACATACCGCAACGGGGTGCGTCTTCAGGCCCTGCTGGCCATGCACGGTGGAGAGGACGTGGCCGAGGTGGTCAAGGCCGAGCTGGACAAGGCCGCGGCCCGGGAGCGGGCGGAGCGGGCGGCCGAACTGGCCGCGCTGGCCGGAACCCTCGGCACGGTGCTGACCGAAGAGCTGCGCACCGCGGCGGCCGACCTGCCGACCGAGGCGGCGCAGGCGGTCGCCGGGATCGTGGACGGCGCGGTGACCCGCGCCCTGTCCCGGACCTCGTTCACGGTGGCCCCGGAACCCGTGTGATGTTCGCGTTCCTGGCTCAGGGGGCTACGGCGCCGGTGAGCCTGCCGTGGCCCCTGGTCGCCGGCGGGGTGGCCGCGGTGGTCAGCACCGTGGCCCTGGTCGGCGGGATCATCCTGCGGGTGTGGAAGCGCCTGGACCGGCGCATCCTCGAACCGCTCGGGGAGCTGATCTCGGACTGGCGCGGCGATCCGGGTACCGCCACCCGACCGGCACGTCCGGGCATCCCGGCCCGCATGGCCACGATGGAACGGCATCTCGGTAACGGTGCTGACTCTCCGCTGCGGCGGGTGGTTGAGGACGCTACCGCCGAGCTGGCCCGGG